CCTTCGGTTACGTCATACATATCCGGATCTTCATCTGGGTTTAATTCAAATTCTTCTTCATCTAACTGACGTAAGATTTCTGATAAATCATACTCGTCAAGTTCTTCTTCGCCTGCTGGCATTTCTTCTGCTGGCGCTTCTGCACCTGCTTTTGACATAATGTCGAATTCATCGAACTGACCATCTTGATCGATATCAATTGATAAATCACCTACATCTAGTCCAGCGTCTCCCATTTCTGGTTCTACTGACATTTCCTCTTCTTCTCCTTCCATTTCTTCTTCAGCTAAACGTGAAGAAATCATAGATTGGATTCTTGGAGTAAATGCTTCTTCTAAGGCTAACTTAGCGTTAGCAATAGCTGTTTCTTTAACTGCTTTTGCATCTGCAATAGCTTCTTTTAATAAATCTTGCATTTTGTTTTTATGTGATTTTTTTATCCGCACGAAATAAATCGGTATAGTTATTAGTGAACTATAAAAGCGGTCTAAATATTATAGAATCGTATATTAAAGATACGATATTGGAATTTATTATATATATTACCGATGTTACAAAAACAATATATTTTTTTGTATATTCAGTAAAAAAGCCCGAAATTAATCGAGCTTTTTAAAAATTGCTTATTTAATACCTGCTAATCTTTTAAATTTATCAATTTCTCTTTCATTTATTTCATGAGCAATAACACTTCTTCTATTCTTTAAATAAGAATCTTGCTTATCTACTTTACCATCATTATTAATATCGCTATCTTCATGTCCTACAGCATCTAATTCGCTTTCGTTTATTTTGTAATATTTATTTAATACACTACCAATATCTTCGTATACGCTTTCTAATCTTTGTTGTAAAGTATTAATTTCATTAGCTGTCTTTTCAAATAATTGCATAGAGCTTTCTAATGTTTTCATATGACGACCTACTGTAATACCATCAAAGCTTCCTTCTGTTTCTTGTAAAGTCATTTCTTTAGCTTTTGCAATTACGTCTTTCATTTCATTAGTAATGTTACGTAATTCATCAGCTCTATAAATATGTTTTCCATATTCATTAAACTTACCAATCATCTCCATAATAGACTTTTTATCTTCCGGAGTTAATTTTGGTTTTTCAGATGGATTATTTTGCATCCATTTTTCGCTTATAATTCTTTTTAAACTAGTCATTATTATATTCCTTTATATGGTTTACCTTTTTCGTCAGAATCGATTTTCTCAACAGTTACGTTAATAAATTGTACTGGCTTTCCTATTTTATCATTAACTACTAAGAAATTAGTCATAGCAGTATTCATAATTCTAATAACGTAATATTGTCCAGGCTTTCCGTCAAATTCTACTTTATATCCAGGCTGCACTTTAAAGTTAAGATTTTCTCTTGGTGGAGGAGTTTGTTTAGGCTCTTCCGGAACATCATTAACTGCAGGTCTTTGTTGAGGTTTAGTAGGCATTGCAGGTTTTGGTTGAGGTCTAGCAGGTTGCGGTGCAGGACGTGCTGGTACTGGCGCACCCGGTGCTCCTGGCTCTTGCTCTTGAAGTCTTCTACGGTTTGGATGAGCGTGAGTAACAACTCCCCAAGTCCCAAAAGCTTCATTTAAAAGAGACTTTAATTTCATTTTATTATCTTTTGCCATTTTATTATTATTTGAAATCTGTTATTATATCTGTAATGATTTTTTCTACAGAATAATATTTATTTGTTATATTTGCTTGACCTGCACCTTCATTAATAGGTCTTAAGTAAGCTCCTTGGGTTGATGGACTAGAAACAAAGTCAAAGCATAATAAATTAAAATCTTCTTGCACTTGAACATGTCCTTGCTCATCAATTTGTTTAACTGAACCTAATCCTCTAGAACTAATACCTAATTTAATACCAGCCTTAAATAATTCTTTTAAAATATTTCCGCTAGGTGTTCCTAACACTTCAACTGTTCCTACTAAATCATTATCTTCCCAATGCATCTCTAAAATATTATGAGAAACGTTGTTTAAGTTAATTACTGAAGAATCCGGGTGATCTAATTCACCTAATGCTCTACGTTCTTTAACTTCTTGAGTAAGATATCTATTAGCTTCACGCTCTAATATAGGACGTGGATAAGTTCTTCCGTTATGATTAAATGCATCTGCACGTTGTAAAGTACCTTTAACGATTAATCTACCACCATTCTTTTCCATGGATTCGTTAATCATTTGCGGAGTTACTTCAAACGGAAGATAATCTATAAGTAATGTATTCATATTTAATATAATTATCTTAAGATGTTCTTTTTAAATGCTTCCCAAAGATTGAAACTTTCTTTTAATGAAGTTTTCTTTTCTTTTCCAGGAACATCCATAGATTTCATTCCTTTAGCTTTTTTAGGAGTCATTGTCATTTCTTTAACTCCTTTAGGCTTTCCAGAAGCTTTTTCTTTTTTATTTAAAGTATCATTAGCATTCTTTTTAGTAGCATCTTTTTTAGATACTGACATTTCGTTTGCTTTATCTTTTAGTTTATCAGATACTTTATTAAGTTTTTTATCTTTTATTTCTGTAGATATATCTGCTCTTTTGCCTTTAGTTTCTTTAGCATTAGCAATTAGATTACTGTAGTGCATTGGATCTTTCTTTAATTTCTTAACTGCTTTATCCATTGCTTTTTCGTAATCATCTGTATCTACCATTTCAATACGGATTCCTTTTCTTAATTCATAAGGATTAACCATATCTACATCTGACATATCTTTATGCCCGTAGTTAGTTTTCTCTGCTTTCTTTTTCTCAGCAGGGTCTTTCTTTTCTTTAGCTTCGTTAATAGATTTAGTCATTTCTTCATATGGAGGTAAATCTTTTTCTGTCCATCCTAACCAAGCGCCAGCTTTTAATGCAGCGTTATAAAGTCTTTCGGCTTTTAATAAATCTCCCTCTGAATATGCTTGTAATCCTTTATCATAATATTCTTCAGCTCGTACTCTAGATTCCATATCAGAATCATAATCGCCATCTGAATCACCATACATTGCTGAATCTTCCATTAATGGGTCTTTACCAAATATTTCTTTATATTTAGCATTGTATAAAGCTTTACCTTCTGCTCCTAAAGATTTAACTAAACTTTCAATTGCCTTTTTTTCTGCCTCTCCTTCATTCCATACTCTAGGGTCGTCAGACATCATATAGTACCAATCATGTGCATCTAGCAATGATTGTAATGTATCTAACTCTGTATTTTCAAGAATGGTTAATGTATCTCCTTCAATAAGGATTTTATTTTTAAGTTTCATATTGTTTATTGTTTTTATTACGCGCTTAAGTTTTTTAAGTAACTCGAAACTCTATTTAATCTTTCAGAAAGTTTAGATAATTTATCTTTTGTTGATTTCCAATACATTCTATTATCTACATTCATTTCTGTTTTAAGTTTCATGTTCTTAGAAATGATTTTTTCAATTTCATACAATTTTGTATATACTTCTGCAATTGCATAATTCACTTTCTTTTTTGCAGAAACGGTAGGATCATTTTTAATATCATTATACTTACCTTCTTCTAAGATATCATACATTTCAGACATCATTGTCTTGTAGCTTGATTCTTTTAAAGATTTGGTATTTTTAGTAGGGTTACTTACCTTTTTCATTCCGTAAGAACTATATGCTGATTCTGGAGCTTCATGACCAAAAGCATTTGGCGTTAAATATGCACCAGCTCCTCCTGATGTAGAAGCTTCTGCTAATTCGCCAACATTAGTATCAATAATCTCAATTCCATATTCTTGGAAAGCATTAATTAATTCTTCAATTACTTTTTCTCCACGTGAACGATATACATTAGTACCATCCATACTTAAAAAAGAGTCTTTTAAAGCTCTTCTTAAAAAAATATTATCACGTACTACGTCAATTGCTTTTCTAGCATCTTTAATAGATACTTCAGCATAATATGGCTCTTGAATATCAAAGTCGTCTTCAACGATATTATTAATCTCGGTAAACTTTTCTTCTATTTCCATTAAAAGTGTCTTGAATGCCATATTAGTCTATTTTTTTAAGCTCTTTAACTAATTCGAAATATCTTAATAAAGACAATACGTGATTATCTTTAATTACTCTTGATTCTGTAATAGTAGTTAATAAGTTAGATACTTCTGATAGTTTAATTTGAACTACTTGATTATCGCACTTCTTAATGTTCTTGTCTAAGTCCGTTTTAATTGCTTTAACAGAACTAATTACGAATTCAAATAATTCATTTTGGTTGTTCGGAGAATTCGTGATATAGAGCTTTAATAATTGTTTTTGATTAGGGTTTAGCTTCTTATACTTATCATTAAACTTCTCTAATAAAATTTTATAAGATAATAATCTAATATCTTTATCTTCTTTGCCAAATTGTGTTTCTATTAAACTTTCAACACTAGGAGCATCTTCAGGTTTTCTAATTAAATGTTCAAAGATGCAAGATTTAGAATCTACTACTTCAACAGGATTATCAGCTTCTGCATATTCAAATAATTTGTATACGCTTGCTAATACTTTATAGTTATTTACTTTATGTTGAAAAAAATCTTCTAATTTATAACTTTCACGAATTCTTTTAATTAAACTATATTTTAGTTTTTCTAAAGATTGTTCATCTAATTTTTTTCTTGATTTAACTACAGCTTCTAATAATTGCCCAGCTTTCCATTCGTTAGAAAGTCTTTCATTAGTTAAGGTTTGGTATAATTTTAATTCGTGAGATAAGCTACTTTTCTTAGAAAAGAATTCTTTTACAATTTGTATTGCTTGAGAATCTTTATTATTTAAAATATCAGCAGTTATTTGTCTTACTAATAGTTCAAATATTATACCCGTGTTGCGAAGCTTGTTGTGCTTGATTTTTTTCATACAGTATTAGTACTATGTATATATTACATTAATAATTATTTGTTACGTTAACAAATCACTCCGAAATGTTAGCCTCGTCTAAAAAGGTACCTTGATCAGGATCTTGTTTCTTGTTTGGCTGAATACTCTCAAGAATCAATTTTTTAGATGAATCTTTCTTTAAATTTGTTAATCCTAAACTCTTAGCAGCAGTTCTGCTTGAAGCTTTATTTACAGCTTTTACTCCTTCTTTTACAGATAAATCTATACCTGGTTTAAATCCTTTAGAACCTATTGGATCTCTTCCTAATGAATGAGCATCTGTTCCATATGCAGAGCCACCTTTCTTAGGACGGCCGTTATTTTCTATTTCCATAGTGCCTCCAGCATTACGTTTGCTTACATGAAGCGAAGCAATATCATGTGGCGTACCAAAAGATTCTCCAGTTAATAATGGATCATTTCCTTCTTCCTCGATTTGAGTTTGACGGAACTTATTCTTCATATCATCTAATACTTTATCTCTTTCATCCTGCCATTCATTATCAGATAATTTAAATACATTTTTATAAATCCAATCTTCTGATAATAATTTTACTTCTTGAATATTTTTTGCTAATTCAATCTTCTCTTTCCAAAGAGCGATTAATTCTTGCTCATAAACAATTGATGGAGTAGTTAAACCAATTTCAAAGTTTACTAAATCTTCGTCTTTATATCCTTGAGCGAATAAATGAATAACAGCAATTTTAGTAAGTTCTGAAACTACAATACGTTGTACACGTTCTATTGTTCTTGCAAAACGAACATCCTCTGCTGCTAATAAAGCTTTACCTGCAATACCTTCATCAAATGTTAAAAATGCTTTAGGTATTTTAAGACCTGCAAGCATTCTATTTTTTAAGTATTCAATATCTTCGATGCCTGTAAATTCCATTCCACTTAAAGTATCAATTTCAGTACCTGATGTACCTCCGCGAACTGGAAGATAAAAATCTTCAAGCATATTCATTAAATTGAACTTTAAATCATAATCTCCCGTTTGTTGGTCAATATATGGCTGCTTCTTCATTTTATTCATGATTTGCTGCATATAGTTATCAACTTCACTAGTCGGGATATTACCTACATCTATTTTAAAAATACGACGCTCAGGTGCTCTCATTACACGATGTATTAACATCGCATCTTCCATCATTGTTAATTGTTTCCAAACTTTACGCGCTGGTTCTAACATTGATTTACCATAAGGTAAGAAGTTTGAATCTGTTAATAAACGGAAATGGGCAATTTCATAATTCTTATACTTAATCTTATTATTGCCCATGATAGAAAATTGTACGTGGTAAGGATTATTTGGATCTGTACCTTCTTCTCTAATTACTTCGTAAGCAGATAAAGGTGTTACGTTAATAATACCAATATCTTCTCTAATATCTAAATATAAATAAAAATCACCATATTTACACATACTTCTAATCCATGGCCATAAGTTAAAATCAATATTTAAAATATCATAGAATAAATTCTCTAATACTTTTTTAATTGTTTCGTCTGAACTTTTAATGGTTAAGATTTCATCATATTCATTCTTACGTGTTGCTTCATCCGCATAAATATCTAATGCTGCTGCAATAATAGAATCCATATCCATGATTTCATAATCCGTATATAATTCTGTTCTTGAGCTTTGATAATTGTAGTTGTTATTATAAGTAGATATACTTGGTTTAATACCATGTAATCTAGTAAATCTATCTACATATTTTGATTGTTCAAGATTACCTGCTGATTGTAATCTATCAGTATCGATTACTCTTAACTTTTTACCGCCGACTCTACGTACGATAACGTTATTAGAAAATAATCTACCTAATCTTGCTCCTAATGATTTATCTATTAATGACATCTGTCTCTTTATTATAATTATATGTTTTATGGAAGAATCATTACTTTTTTATAGTAACCAAGAAATGTCTTCATTTTGATTACCGGCTTTCATTTGCCAAGGATTTTGTTGTGTATGATATGATGACCTAGAATATACCGGTGCAGATTTTCCTATCAATCCAACGGTTTTTCTGTGAAGATCTAATCCTTGTTGACGTAATCTTAAAGCAGTATCTCTAACCCAAAGGGCAATAGCTAACGACATCACTAAGTCATCATTATATCCATACTGAGCTTCTGGTCTTGACCCGTTCCAGATAAAGTTTTGCAGTTCGTTTATACATCTCTTACTCCTAATAATTGGAGATTTATCTCTCATATATTCTACAAGCTTGGATATAATTAATGGTCTATTTTTTGCCGTTTGAGAAAATCCTGGAGTCATTTTAGATTTAGTTGCTAAATCATATCCAGATGCCATTTGTTGTTGAATATCAACTACTGCTAAATCCGCACTGCTGTAAAATAAATTTCCGTAGCCTCTATCAATAGCAGGTTGAATTGCTGCCCATCCAATATTTGAATTTTCTATTACTAGCAATGCATCATTATATTCTGTTGATACTGCTACTAATAAATTACCATAATCTCTAGGATCTAACTTACCTTTATACTCTGCTACTTGCTCAACAGTTTCTACATCAATAATATGAAATGCAGAATAGTCAGATGCATCACCGCGTGATACGTCCGCAATTACCATGTATGACTTTGTAGATTCTGGATATTTCCACACCCACATATTTCCATCAAATCCGCGCTTTTCTATAGGGTCAGATAAGTATCCAGATTCGTCCCAATACCATTTTAAAATCATAGGTTCGATAACTGTATTACCAGATGTAGTAAAGTCGCAATCACATTCTTGCGCTGCTAACTTTTCACCTAACTCTGCAGATTGTTGATCTCTCCATGTTTGAGTTCTATCAGGATGTACCGTCCAGTGTAATTTGATAGTATGGAAATTGTTTTCCCCAGATTCAGCTCTTTGCCACATTCTGTGAAAGAAGTTACCCATACCGTTAGGAGTAGATAACATAATACATTTACCACCCGTTGCCATTGTTTGTTGCAAACCACCCCAAAGTTCTTCGATTGTATTAGAATCAATAAACGCAGCCTCATCTATAATAAGTAATGATACTGCTTCAGAACGACCTGCTGATACTGATGTAGACGATGCTTTTACTTGAGACCCGTTAGATAAACGTAATGATAATTTATTGTCCTCTGTTGATTGAGCATTTTGCTTTAACCAACTAGGTAAATTATCATACATAACTCTTACTTTCGTAACTAAGTTTCTTGCTACCTCTTGACGGGTTGCAATAGTTAAGCAGTTCTTATCTTCATGAAAGACCATTAACCATAATGTATATCCGGCAGATAAAGTAGAAATACCTAACTGACGAGACTTTAAAATAATATTTCTATCATTATCTCTAAAATCATATAAACATTGTTCTTGAAATGGATAAAGGTCGAAAAGCATTTTGCCTTTCATAGGATGTTGAATATAACAATACTTACGCATAAAGTACACGGGGTCTTGTGCGCACTTCTTATATTCCTCCTTAATTATATCTTTTATATTTTGTGGAGACTGGACTTTATTTTGATAGTCATTAATATCCGCCATATTAAAATATCTTAAATAATAATGTAGATAGTATTGCCCCTGCTGGGAACATTACAACAGGCTTTTCATACCACTTTGGTGTAGAAATTTCATACGCCTTTTTCCAATCTTTAACATTTGCTTCTAAATTGGTGATTTGAGCTTTTTGTCCTGCAATTGTAATGCTATCTAATTCTAATGCCGTTTTAAAATCTATACACTGCGCTTTGTATTCTTCCATTAATATTGTATGAATAGAATCTCTGTGTTCTAATACTCTAATATTATTGTAAATATTAATAATCTTTCTTTTACTAAAACAAGTATCAATTGTTTGCGCATTTAAATTAATACTTAAACCTAAAGATAAGATTATAAAAATTATTAACTGTTTCATTTAATTTAATTGTTTATTACCAAATGCTCGTAAAAATATCACAGCATTTGTTAAGCTGGTATCATACGTTGGTACATTATTTAATGTTTCTTGTAAATTATTAATAGTTGTTGATCTTTTATCAATATTATTAATAATCTCTACTTTCTTAACTGCGATGCTATCTAATTTTTTTGCAATGCTATCGTTTTGAGCTTCCCTCAATTCAATATTATGCTTTAATTCTTTTACATCTGTATTTAAATTTGTTACGTAATACTTAATATAAAAGAAAATAACTAAAAAAACAAATACGTAGATAAGATTAATTATTGTTGTTTTCATCTATTGGCTCTCCTAATAAATAAGACTTTGTATTTTGAAAGTCTTTTTCTAATAACTCATTTAATTCTTGTTCTCTACCTTTCCAAGGAGAATCCCATTTTTCAACAGTACCATCGGCATTAATAAATTCTGCTTTAGTTAATAACTGTTTAATAGCTTCCATTTCTGCTTTTGCATCTACTAACCAAGATTCAATATTTTTTCTCATTAAATCTTTTTCATATTGTGCATATGTGCCATTAAGTTTATGTTCATGCTCCATTTCAATAACACAATCAAAACACATCTTATGGACTCTCCACATTTTCTTGTTATATTTATTATCTTTCATTTCTTTATTACATTCAGGGCAGGTATTCGGCATTTTTAATGCCTTTATTGCTGCCATAACTGCTTCTAAAGCTTTTGTAGAGCTAATCTTATAACCGTCTTTTTGTTCCCATTGAACTCCATTATTATCAACCCATTTGTCTCCGATTTTTCTATCTTCTTCTTTAGATTGATAACCAACAGTAGTTTTAGTTTGAGACTTGTGCGTCCCTGAAAGCATCTGATTGATTGCTTTGATGTTTTGTAATTTCTTTGCCATAACCTTTATTATAATTATTTTCTAAACTGACTTTCCATTCCTTTTATAATGAATGAACCAGTTATCTTAAATACATCTGGATATAATCCTCTTACTACAATACCTTCTTGATCTTTACTATCTCCTAGGTCAGATGTTACAGAATCTAATATTTCATCTCCTAATAACATTGTACTTAAATAAGTAAAATATCCATCTATTGCTGGTTTATATTCTTCTGGATTTTGAACTACTTCAGATACATTATTATTTTCGGATAATCTTTTTAATATTTCTTTTGATACCGCCCCA